AGGCTAAATATGGCTGATCTGAACTTCTCTCTACTTCCTTGGCAACAAGAGGTATTTAAGGATACGACTAGGTTCAAGGTTGTGGCTGCTGGGCGTAGGTGCGGTAAGTCACGTATGGCGGCAGTTACCCTACTCATTGAAGGACTAAAGTGTCCACAAGGCTCTGCGGTTCTTTATGTTAGTCCCACTATGGGACAATCAAGACAGATTATTTGGGACTTACTGCTAGACCTTGGTAGAGAGGTTATTCAGAGCAGTCACGTTAACAACCTAGACATTACCCTGATAAACGGGGCTAGGATATACGTTCGTGGTGCGGATAGACCTGATACCCTTCGTGGCGTTAGCTTGACCTATGCCGTACTAGATGAGGTTGCTGACATTAAACCCGAAGCATGGGAACAGGTCATTCGTGCCAGTTTGTCTGATAAACGGGGGAGAGCACTCTTTATCGGCACTCCAAAGGGGAGAAACTGGTTCTACGACACCTTTAAATTAGGCGAGAGTGAGGATGATCCTGATTGGAAGAGTTGGCACTTCACCACTGCTGATAACCCCTTGATTGACCAAGCAGAGATAGATTCCGCTAAAAAGACCCTGAGTTCCTTCGCTTTTAAGCAAGAGTTTATGGCTTCTTTCACCAATGCGGGTTCGGACATCTTCAAGGAAGAGTGGATCAAATACGGGGTAGAACCTGAACATGGAAGCTATTACATCGCTGTTGACCTAGCGGGATTTGAGGAAGTTGCCAAACAAGCAGCCAACTCTAAGAAGCGTCTGGACGAGTCTGCTATCTCAATCGTTAAGGTGACAGACGATGGGAAGTGGTTTGTTGAGAAGATTGAACACGGGAGATGGGACATCCGAGAAACCGCCTCCAAGATACTGATAGCTATTCGGGACTACCGCCCTTTATCCGTGGGGATAGAGAGGGGGGCACTAAAGAACGCTGTTTTGCCGTATCTTAGTGACTTAATGCGTAAGAATAATACCTATGCTCACATTATAGATTTGACCCACGGGAATAGAAAAAAAGCAGACAGAATCATCTGGGCTTTACAAGGTAGGTTCGAGCATGGCAGAATTGTGTTAAATTCGGAAGAAGATTGGGATGAGTTTGTAGACCAGTTAATCCTGTTCCCTGCTCAAGGAGTCCATGATGACTTGCCTGACTCCCTCAGTTACATTGACCAACTGGCTGTTACATCTTACATGGAAGAAGATGACAGTGAGGATTGGCAACCTGTAGATATTATTAGTGGGGTATAAGAATGGAATTCCAAGAACCTAGCGACTCAGACAAAGAGATAGTTAACTTTGTTGTCAACCATTGTGACAGATGGAGGGATTGGAGAGATGTCAATTGCCTTGATGATTGGCTAGAGTATGAGCGCATCTTCAATGGTGAGTGGGATGCCCAAGACAAGACCCGTGAGTCCGAGCGTAGCCGTATCGTTACCCCCGCTACCCAACAAGCCGTAGAGACACGCCATGCCGAAATCATGGAAGCCATCTTCGGTCAGGGTGAGTTCTTTGACATTCAAGACGATATTCGTGATGTCAATGGTAGCCCCCTAGATGTTGCTGCCATCAAAGCACAACTGATGGAAGACTTCAAAGTCGATAAGATTCGCAAGTCTATTGACCAGATTGAGCTGTTGGCTGAAATCTATGGTACGGGCATCGGTGAGATTGTTGTCAAAACAGAGAAAGTCTTTGTTCCCGCTACTCAGGCAATACCTGGTCAAATGGGACAAGCCGCTATCGGTGTCGTAGAACAAGACCGCATTGCAGTCAAGATTGTTCCTGTTAACCCCCGTAACTTCCTGTTTGACCCCAATGGAACATCTATTGATGACTGTATGGGTGTCGCTATTGAGAAGTATGTCTCTATCCACAAGATCGTTAAAGGTCAAGAAGAAGGCATCTACCGCAAGGTAAAAGTCGGTACTGACTCGATGGATACAGACTTAGAGCCTACACAAGAAGTCTCCCAGTACGAAGACGATAAAGTTAAACTTTTGACCTACTATGGTTTAGTTCCTAGAGAGTATCTTGAGCAACTAGAAAACGAAGAAAATGGCGAAGTAGAAGACTTATTCCCTGAAGACAGTATTCAGGATGAGTATTCCGATCTGGTTGAGGCTATCGTAGTGATCGCCAATGATGGTGTTCTTCTGAAGGCAGAAAAGAACCCATACATGATGAAGGATCGCCCAATCCTTGCTTATCAGGACGATACAGTTCCTAATCGCTTGTTGGGTCGTGGTACTGTTGAGAAGGCTTACAACTCACAAAAAGCCATAGATGCCCAAGTTCGTTCACACTTAGATTCACTTGCTCTGACAACTAGCCCAATGATGGCTATGGATGCTACCCGTCTCCCCCGTGGTGCTAAGTTTGAAGTAAAGCCAGGCAAAGCAATCCTGACAAACGGCAATCCCAACGAGATTCTGTTCCCATTCAAGTTCGGCAATACTGATGGTTCTAATCTGACAACTGCCAAAGAGTTTGAGCGTATGCTTTTGATGGCAACAGGCACTCTTGACTCACAGGGAATGGTTACTGCTGTCTCCAGAGATGCGGGTCAGGGCGGTATTTCGATGGCTACTGCCTCGATTATCAAGAAATACAAGCGTACATTGGTGAACTTCCAAGAGGATTTTATGATCCCCTTTATCACCAAAGCCGCTTACCGCTATATGCAGTTCGATCCAGAGCGTTACCCTACTGTGGACATGAAGTTCATTCCTACGGCAGCACTCGGTATCATTGCTAGAGAGCATGAGCAACAACAATTTATTGCTTTGTTGCAGACTCTTGGCCCTAATACACCTGTTTTGCCTATCATTTTGAAGGGCATCATGGCTAATTCTTCTCTGTCAAACAGATTTGAGTTGATCGAGATGCTAGACAAGATGGCTACGGCTGATCCACAGGCTCAACAAGCGGCTCAGATGCAACAACAATTGGCTATGCAACTGGCTCAAGCACAGATTGCTGTCCAAACTACGCAAGCAGAGCAGAACAAGGCTGAAGCGCAAAAGTTATTGACTGAAGCGCAATTGATGCCTATTGAGTTGCAAGCAAAGAGTATGGCGGCTAATACCAAGAACCTCCCTACTGATGACGCTTTGGCTTCACGAGAGTTTGATAAGCGTGTCAAAGTTGCTGAATTGATGCTTAAAGAAGCGGATATTCAGAACAAGGCTAAGATTGTTGAAAAGCAGATGACTAGACAATGAATCCAGAACTTCAGAAGTACTACGAAGAGAGATTTTCCATGATGTCCACTCAAGGGTGGATAGATTTAATGGAAGATGTTGACAAAATGATAGAGCCTTTAAATAATATCTCAACAATTGCAGACGAAAAAAGTTTACAATTCAGAAAAGGCGAGTATTCAATACTAATTTGGCTGAAAAACTTGAAACAAGTCAGCGAAAGAGCATTTGAGGACTTAAATGAGAAGAATGTATGAATTTGCCTGTATAAACGGGCATAAGACAGAGAGATTTGTTGATTATGAGTTAACAAGTCTTGTGTGTGATTGTGGTGAGGAGACTCATCGCATTTTATCTGCACCAGCTTTTAAGCTAGAAGGGTGGTCTGGAGCGTTTCCATCATCGCATGGAAGGTTCGAGAAAAGCCACTTAGATAGATTAAAGGCCGAGCAGAAACTCAACTCATAAGCAATTATGCCGAGTTGAATCTCCTACAACCGATTGACGGCAGGAAAAGGAAATAAGTATGTTAGTTGATGATGAAAAAGAAGAGTTTGGCGAGTTAGAGATTGAACAACAGAAGATCGAGCAAAAGGCTGAACTTCCTGAGAAATACAGGGATAAAAGTTTAGACGAGATTGTGCGGATGCACCAAGAGGCTGAAAAGCTAATTGGAAAGCAAGCACAGGAAGTAGGCGAGGTCAGAAAGTTAGCCGATGAACTTATCAAACAGAACCTTGGTTCACGACAGCAACAGACTAGACAGGAAGAGCCTGAAGTAGATTTCTTTGAGAATCCACAGAAGGCAGTTCAAAGGACTGTTGATAATCACCCTGACATCCTAGCGGCACGTCAAGTAACGCTAGAAATGAAAAGGGCGCAAATTCAGCAAAGGTTAGCGCAAGAACATCCCGACTTTGGCGAAATTGCTAAAGATCAGGACTTTGCAAATTGGGTGAAGTCTAGCCCTGTTCGCATTAAGATTTTTGAGCAAGCCGATTCTGGATATGATTTTGACTCAGCCAATGAATTGCTATCTACCTATAAACAGCTACGCACTGTAAAAAGTAAGCAAGTAAGTGATGAGGGTGAGGTAACTCGCAAGCAGAACTTAAAGGCAGTAGGTGTTGATGTAGGTGGTTCTGGTGAATCATCAAAGAAGGTATACAGAAGGGCTGACCTTATTCAGCTTCAGTTGAGAGACCCAGATCGTTATGCTGCGCTTAGTGATGAAATCATGCAAGCGTACATAGAGAAACGGGTTCGTTAAAATTTGTTTTAGGAGATTTAATCATGGCATATCCAACACCAGCGGTAACAGTAACCACCGCAGCAACGTTCATTCCAGAAATCTGGTCTGACGAAATCGTAGCCGCTTACAAGAAAAACCTTGTTTTGGCTAACATCGTAATGAAGATGAACTTCAAGGGCAAGAAAGGTGACACTGTTCACATTCCAGCTCCTACCCGTGGTTCAGCTACAGCAAAAGCGGCATCTACTG